CCACTTCTCAAGTCTATCTTCGTGGTTACCGATCTTGTAATAGATTCTAGCTTTAGGGAATGCTGTGCGTAATGCTTTCATAAACCATCTACCTTGCTCAAGTTCTACTTGCATCTTAGGTTTAGAAGGGTCCTTGTCAAACCGTGACAGCTGGTAGAAGTCTAAGACATCCCCGTTAAGAAGTATTGTATTAACTTCTTCCTTGATTCCGTATTGAATAGCACTACCAAGAGCTTCTTCATCATGATAAGGGAAGTGTATATCAGAAAGAACAAGAATATGATTGGCATCATCTGGTAGTATAAAGTCATTAGGTCCAGACTTGTATGACTTTGGTATATCATTAAAGGGTGCATAGTTATATGTTATAGGTCTCTGTAACTCAGGATCTACACTTGTCCTGGTAAGCTTACCACCTAATCCTGCATGACGCTTAAGTAATGAGCGCGCATGATCAACACTGTTGAACTGCAGGTCATTCTCAGCGTACATAAGTTTAGCGATTGTTAAGATGGGAAGATTAGGATACTTCTTAAGATACTTTTTAGCAAGTTTGCCAGTAGCGGTTATCTTATTCATAGGATATGATGATGTATATCTTATACAAGATTAAGAAAAATATTTTAATAATCAGCACTTTACCTAAAAATTTTATATCTTTATCATATGAGAAACAGTTTAGCTGGAAAATCCACAGGTAAGTCTAAATCTGCTAAGTACTTCGCAGCTAACCCAGAGTCCCGTGCTAAGAAGAACGCTTATAACAAAGAGTATCATAGTACCCCTGAGAGGAACAAGTACAGGGCTAAGTTGAATATGGCTAACCGTGCTGATGGCACCTACGGTAATAAAGACGGTAAAGATGTCTCTCATACTAAAGCTGGTAAGCTAGTTAAGGAAACTAAGTCTACCAACAGAGCACGTAATGGTAAAGGAACTAACAAGAGACTAAAATAATTTGGTTGTCTTGTAGACTTTTCTTATATTATAGTATATACTAACCCATTAATCAAATCTAATCATGGACATCTTAAACTGGCTTTATCTTGTTAAAAACAAATTCACAAGAACAACTATTGAAACACCTGCTACTGACCTTATTGTACTTGGCGCAGATGTAGGATTTCAAAAACGTGGAGATAAGTACCAAAACTATGTAATGACTGCAGCAGACTTTGGACTGTCTTTAGGTATTAACCCGCAGTTTATTAGTACTACCGATGGTACAAATGTAACAGGTGTTACTTCAGCAACTAAATCTGTAGGTGTACTTATACCCGCTAATACAGTAAAAGTTGGAGACACTGTTTTTGTAAGAACTCGTGGTAGAAAAGTAGGTACAGCTAACATTTCAGTACAGTCTATATATATAAATACAGCTGATGCAATTGGTGGAAATACTATAGCCCTTAATGCTTTAGGTGCTACATCCCTTTACTCACAAATGTCTAGAACACTTGCTATTAAGTCTACTACATCTACTGAAACATTAAACACTAATACCGGTGGTGTAGATGATGATGCTACTTCAACTAACGCAGTTTCTACTTTTAACATTAACTGGGCAGTAGATCAGTACATAGTATTTGGATTTACTAATACTAGTGCTGCAGATGCTACTAGAACAAGTTACTATGAAGTAACAATAAACAAAGTATAACTTATGGACATATTAAACTGGGTATACCTACTCAAAAACAAACTAGTAAAAACTACAGTACAGGATCCTACACAAGATCTTGTAATTCTTGGTAACAACGTAACTTACGCTAAACGCGGAGACAAGTACCAGTCTTATGGTATGACTGTAGAAGATTTTGCTGCATATGTAGCATCTACTACAGGTACTCAAATGAACTATGTAACGGGTATATTAGATCCAGAAGCAGAAAGTGATTTTATACAGTTACCTGATACTATTACAACTGATAATGGTGACCTACTTAATACTTATAAATTAGGTGGTATTGTAAACTTTAATGGGATAGGGCTATCAACCTATTCATACCTAATTGGTGTAATATCAGGAGATACTAGACTTAGATTAATTAATGATGCTAGTGTGATTGGCGCTCTTGGCGTAACTACATATAATGGAGTATCCGGTAAGTTTACAGTAAATGCTTTAGTAAAAAACGCAAGTACAGGAGCAGCAATACCGCTTACATTTGCAACAATTGTACTTGATAATACAATTGCAGGTCCTGATGACTTCTTTGTATCTATTGTAGCAACTGCTGGAGCATCTTGGGTAGGCACAGCATACATAGATATTGAGTTCATGTCTGACCAAACACTAGTTTACTATAACTAATAAAACTTAAACATATGTCATTAAGAAAAGGATCATTAGAAGAATATTATAACAGTGTACTTGGTTCTAAATCAGCAGGGTGTCAAGCTCCTACAGGAGGCCGTCCAATAACTTGTTATCAGGATAAGGTAGAACCTGATACACGTGAAAAGTTAAATCTTTATACAGCCCCTCCAAAAAACTAATAACTAATTAAGATATGTCACTAGGAAACGGAAACCCAAAAAGTGGAGATAAAGGCTCTAACTTTAACTACGAGTTAAAAGTATTACAAGGACTTCAATGTACTTGTGATCAACTTAAAATTATTGATGCTAATACCGATGATGTAGAATTTATACTTTCATCAATACTTACTACACTTCAAGCTAGTACAGAGTATGAAGCTAAATTTACAGTAGATACTTGTAATAGCGACACGGTATATTTAGAGGTAAGGGTATGGAATCCTGATACATCTACCTGGGGCCCAATTACATATTATCTACCAGGTAGTACAACACCTGTAGTTCCTCCAGGGGCAGCTACTCCAGGATGTTTAGTATATGCAGATCCTTCTGCGGTATTAGCACTTATATTAGGAGCTATTCAAGCAGGTAATGCTATTCTTACTGATATTGAAACTAGTGTTCAACTTATAGATAATTGTGTAGGAACAGATGGAGCTACCGCACCTGCAAACTCCTTTGTTATAGCAGGTGTTACATCCGCAGGAGTTCAGCAAACTGTTGAGGTAAATGCAAGTGGACACATTAATATTTCAGATGGTGGAGGTTCTATTACTGTAGATGGTACTGTAGCAGTATCTTCATTACCTAATGAAGGTCAGCAGACAATGGCTAACTCTATATCAGTTGCCCTTGCTAGTGATCAAGCAGGTGTTCAAAGAACTCCTACTTTCCTAAGACCTGCAGGTACATCAGGTACTATACCCGCAGGTAGATACTCTATGTCATTTGCTAATGTAGGAACCATTAATGCAACAGTTGGTGGTATTACATTAAAGCCCGGTGAGACAATAAACTTTGACGCAGGTGCTATTAATAATACACTAGGTTCTGTAGCTTACAACGCTACAGGAGCAGGTGGAGAGTTATTAATTATTTCACTAGTGTAACTATATTTACAATCTATAACCAAGCATAATTATGAGTACGTTTATACAGACTAATATAGAATCAAAACTCTTTACAGCAACTACAGGTATTATAACGGGTGCTGGTACTACAATAAGCAACTCTCTATTAATACCTGCAAATACAATAACAGATCCTAGCGCTATAGAATTTATAGCTAAGTTCTATAGATTATCTGGTACTACAGCTACTATTAACAGTTATCTGTTTACTAATACTACTAACTCTATAGTTGGCGCGTCATTGTTAGCTACAGGTAGTGCTATTACAACAGGTTCTCAAATGGGAACATTAGCACGTACTATGAACTATGTTGGAGGAGTTATTAACACATTAAGTGCCGCTAGTTTATTTCCATCAGATTATACAGCTCAACCTGTATCTTCTGTTGCATTTGACCCTACTGTAGATAACTATTTTATGTTTGTTAATAGTGTTACAGCAGGTGATACAGCGGTTTGTCAATCTTACAGAGTAAAAATTTACTAATATGATAACTTTACATATAATCAAAGCTAATAACGGATTTAGTATTGAAGAGACTAAAGAAGTTTATACTTTTCAATCCTTTATTATAGATGAAGCCGGTACGGAAGTGCAGAATCAAATACTGAATAGTACAACGGTTTTAGTAGGTGCAGATAAAGGAGTTATTCTTTTAAATACAGACTGTTCTATAGACGATATTTCTTATCTCACAATAGAAGAATTTATAACCGCTTTATATGCAGTATAAGACTGAGAATCAGTAATATTTTTGTATATTATAAGTATATATATTTAAGTTATGGGATCAGCAGAAGCGTGGGTATTTACTACTAAAGATGTTATCTGGATAGTAATGACAATAGGTGCAGGTTTATCAGCATATTATGCTCTTAAGCAGGAACTAGGGAAGTTGAAAGGGAAAGTAGATAAACTCGCAAGTGATATGGACTCCCTAGAAACAGATCTTATGGCTAAAGAGACAAGCATCTATAATAGAATGGAAATACTTAAAGAAGATCAGAAAGCTGCTCACGAGAAGCTTGATCTAAAGATGGATAACCTTACTACGCATATGACTCAATTGAGTACTAACATTGCGGAGTTAACGGGATATATAAAGGCTAAAAGAGAAGAAGACGGTAAACGAGCTTAACTTTTAGTTAGTTAATATGATTTAGGTTAAGTACCTGGGTAAACGTACCTGGGTATTTTTTTTATGTAAACGTTTGGAGTTTAAACTTTTTACTATACATTTGTTTAAACCTAAATAAGTTACATCATGGAAAACCAACAAGAAATGTCTAAAGAAGAGATGGCTGCAAGAAAAGCTAAACTCACTCAGTTCTACAAAGAACAAATCCAGTTTCTTAAAACACAGTTAGAATATGAAACTCTTGTTGCAGACGTAGAGGACCAAAGAGCACGTGCCATATTTGCACAAGTGAAAGTAGGTCAGATGCTTGCAACACCACCAACAGGACCAGAAGAATCTAATACAGAGGAATAATGGCTATAGTAAATCAGGTACGCAAAACTGTTAAGATGGACTTATGGAGTGTAGTTAAGTTTCAACTTGCTGTACACTGTCATCTTAAAAATTTGAATGTGTCAGATTTAGATCTTAATTGTGTTACTTTTTTAGCATTATCAGGAGAGACAGAGCTTACAGAGTTCTGTGAAAGTGCTACAAGAAACAGTATTTTTAGCAGTCCTCAGTCTGTTAGAAATGCTGTTACTAAGGCTGAGAAGAAGAACTTGTTAAAGAAGAATGGTAGAAATCGTAAGACAATACAATTGAATCCAGATCTAAACATTCAAATACAAGGTAATATATTACTAGACTATAAATTTGTAAGAGTTGAGACCCAAGAAAGTAACAGAGCTGCTGAAACAGTACAGCCAGAAGCATAAGGATCCCACACTTACAGAAGATATTATAGTCTTCTATTGGGAAACTCTCAGGAAGCTTATGAGTAATAAAGAGCATTTTAACTTTGCTCTGAAAGGACTCGGTAACTTTAGAGTAAATGAGAGAAAGCTCAATAGTATGCTAACCAAAAGTCATATCCATCTTAAAAGTTTAAACCCTAAAGAGTTTAAATCTTTTGCCAAGTATGATAACGTTAAAGAGAATCATGACAAGCTAGCTAAACTCAAAGACATGATTGTTCAAGAAAACAGAAAAGGTATAACACTAAAAGTAAATAGGGTCAATGCTCAAAAAAATCAAGAAAATCTGGGAGAATAAGTGGCTCATCCTTGAGGGGATGTTTAACTACTATTTCACACGTAAGAGAATTGAGAAGGTGGCAAGTTACAGAAATGATATATGTAGCACGTGTCCTCTTATTGATCTTAAAGGTGATAAGTGTGAGATGCCCGGCACTCAACCTTGTTGCAGTGACTGCGGTTGCTCCCTTAAGTATAAGACCTATAGTATGTCATCAGCATGCCCGCAGGGTAGATGGTTTGCTGTAATGAGTGAAGAAGAAGAAGATAATCTAAACGCTAAACTAGAAAACCATGGCGATAGTATTTAAACCAGAAACACATAGTTACATCAGCATTGATCCTAATGAGAACATTACTTGGATCAGTGTAACAGGTATTATATCTAAATTCAAAAAACCTTTTGATGCAGATACTATAGCTGCTAAATCTGTTAAGAACAATTGGAGCAAATGGTATGGTATGACAGAAACTGATGTAAAAGATGCTTGGAAGAATGAATCACAGAAAGCTGTTAATCTAGGCACATGGTATCATAACCAAAGAGAGCTTGCTTATACATCATGTAGCACTATAGAAAAAGATGGTTGTATTATACCTATTTTTAAACCTATTGAAGTTGATGGGATTAAAAAGGCACCAGACCAGAAACTTGCAGATGGTATATATCCTGAGCATATGACGTATCTTAAGAGTGCTGGGTTATGCGGTCAAGCAGACAGGATAGAAGTAATTAATGGAAAGGTCAATATATATGATTACAAAACTAATAAAGAAATTAAGACTAAGTCTTATGTTAATTGGGAAGGAGTTAGTGATAGAATGCTTGCTCCACTCCATCATTTGGATGATTGTAATCTTAACCATTATGCATTACAGTTAAGTTTCTATATGTATATGATTCTTAAGCATAATCCTAAACTTAAACCAGGTAAAATGATTGTTGAGCACATACTGTTTGAAGAAGCTGGTAAAGATGCTTATGATAACCGTGTTGTGTTATATGATGAGTTTGGTGAGCCTGTGGTAAATAAGATAGTAGAATATGAAGTACCCTATCTTAAGAATGAAGTAATAAGTATAATAAATAAATTGAAAGATGCTAGTTAACCTATTTGATATAGAGAATGGGGTACTTATACCAAGTGAGAGTTGCTATTCATTACCTACATTAAGACGGATTATGGATGAGTATCCCGAGAATTACCTTAAGGTATATCAGTACTTATTCTATATGAGCTGCCCAAACCCAGACATTAATCCTTTCTTTCATGTTGCGGATGATGATAAAGAAGAGCTTATATTAGCTGAGATAGATGCAGACTTTACATCTGAGGATGATTTTATCCCGGGTGCTTTAGAGTTCTGTAAGAAACTATATGAGACACCAACCTCTAGAGCTTACAATGGTATTAAACAAATGCTTGATAGACTTGGTAAGTATATGGAGGTAACAAATATAACTGATGGTAGAGATGGTAACTTAACAGCGCTTATAAATGCTGCAGCAAAATACCAACAGATTAGAGAAGCCTACAAAGGTGCCTATAAAGATCTTCAGGAAGAACAAGCGGGACGCGCGCGCGGGGGCGCAGGACTTGCTTATGACCAAACATAATTAATATGCTAAAAGAATATAATATAGAAATTCCTACATACGAGAATGGAGAGTGGTCAGTAACCAGCTTCCCTACCCGTGATGACTTTAAGGAGTTTGTCTTTAGTATATTTAAAGAACCTGGTGAGTATCAATTTGATGAAACCAGTTTAATGTTTAATGAACAAGCTAGACAATTCAATGCTCAAGCTTTTTACTGTAAAGCCCCCCAAGGAACTAAGGACTTTATTCAATACTGGAATGACCAAAAGAATAAATGTAGAGTAGGCGCTATCTATAAAAATAATGGTAATACTTGGTATATACCACGTGACTATTATATGTGGTTAAACTTCTTACCTATTTTTAACAAGGAGATTGCAAAGTTTGGTTTTGCTGATGTCAGAGATGCTCAGTATCACTTAGCCCTATATGAATGCCTAGCAGAATTATATTATAGACACGCTGCTATCTTAAAGAAACGTCAGATTGCATCATCATACTACCATGCTGGTAAATTAATTAATCAGATATGGTTTGAAGAAGGGGTTACCCTTAAGATGGGTGCTAGTCTTAAAGACTATATCAATGAGAAAGGTACTTGGAAATTCTTAAATGAATATGAGGCTTTCTTAAATCAACACACCGCTTGGTACCGTCCTATGAACCCTAACAAGGTTATGATGTGGCAACAGAAGATTGAGACTACCACAGGTATTCAAAAACGTAAGACAGAGATAGGACTTAAGGGTGTTATGCAAGGGATGTCTTTTGAGAAAGATCCAACTAATGGTGTAGGTGGACCATGTAAATACTTCTTCCACGAGGAGGCTGGTATTGCTCCTAAGATGGATACAACATTTGAGTATATCCGTCCTGCTATGAAATCAGGATTCATGACCACAGGTATGTTCATTGCGGCAGGATCTGTGGGTGACTTATCCCAATGTGATCCACTTAAGAAAATGATCACTAGACCGGACGCTAATGACATATACTCAGTAGAATCTAACTTAATAGATGAGACAGGTGTTGTAGGCAGAACAGGATTGTTTATTCCTGAACAGTGGTCAATGCCTCCATATATTGATGAGTATGGTAACTCTAAAGTAGAAGAAGCACTGGCTGCACTAGATGAGCAATTTGCTGAGTGGAAAAAAGATCTTAATCCTCAAGAATATCAACTGCGTATATCTCAGCATCCTAGAAATATTAAAGAAGCTTTTGATTACAGGACTGTATCTATGTTCCCACAACATTTGGTTACAGCGCAGCTTAGAAGAATTGAAGATAAAATGTATGCTTATGAGCACCTTGATATCTATAGAGGGACTGATGGACAATCAGCTGTAACCACAACTAATAAAATACCTATATCAGAATTTCCTATTACAAAAAGTACAGAAGATAAGACAGGTTGTTTAGTAGTATATGAGCGTCCAGTTAAGAACCCGGAGTTTGGAATGTACTATGCAAGCATTGACCCCGTGAGTGAAGGTAAGACAACCACATCAGAATCTTTATGTTCAATATATGTATATAAAACTCCTGTAGAAGTTACTAAGAATGATGGAGAAAAGGTAGAGACATTTATAGAACATGATAAGATTGTAGCTGCATGGTGTGGACGTTTTGATGATATTAACAAGACACACGAGAGACTAGAGCTTATAATAGAGTGGTATAATGCATGGACCATTGTGGAAAATAACATTAGCCAGTTTATTAACTATATGATCTATAGAAAGAAACAGAAATATCTGGTACCTAGATCACAAATCCTATTTCTTAAAGACATAGGTGCCAATGCTAATGTATTCCAAGAGTACGGTTGGAGAAATACAGGTACCCTATTCAAGAGTCACATGGTGAGTTATGCTATTGACTTTCTTAAAGAAGAGTTGCATCAAGAGGTAACAGAAGAAGGTAAAGTAGTTAAGACAACATACGGTATAGAGCGTATTCCAGACATCATGTTGCTTAAAGAGATGATGGCTTATAGAGACGGAGTCAACGTGGATAGACTTGTATCATTTGCTGCTTTGGTAGCTTTTGCTAAAGTTCAACAGGCAAATAGAGGGTATAAAAAACGTTACGAGGAGACGGGAGCAGGAAAAAACTTGGATAACTCTAATAAATTCAGTAAATTAAATATGAGCCCCTTCCGTCATATTGGCGGAGGTAGCTCTGCATTCAGTGGTATGAAGATGCCACGATCACCATTTAAAAACTTCAGATAATATGCAGGTATATAACGCAATGCAATTAAAGAATGGGGCTAAGGGTGAGTACAACCGTATGGGTACTCTCAATCAGCCTGTTCAGTTTTTGCCAAAAAAGAAAAAAGATCAAGAATGGGCTGCTTGGAACCTTGACTGGTTAGAGTGGGAAGGTCTTAAGCAAGTGCGCAGAAATGCCCGCAGACTTATGAAAAACTATAAACTTGCAAAGGGTATTATAGATAAGACTGACTACATTGTAGAAGATGACAATGAGTATGCTGATCTTATTGATACTTTAACTAAAGAGGACGCATCTGCACTTGAGTTAAAGTTCTACCCTATCATTCCTAATGTAATTAATACTCTTGTTTCAGAGTTTGCAAAACGCAATACGCGTGTAAGCTATACAGCAGTTGATGAGTATTCATATAATGAAATGCTTGAGCTTAAAAGAACTCAGGTAGAAGAAGTTCTTTTATTTGAAGCTGAGCAAAAGATGGCAATGGCTCTAGCTGAAATGGATCCTCAGTCAGAAGAGTATCAGCAAAAGATGTCTCCTGATAATCTTAAGACTTTACCAGAAATTCAACAGTTCTTTAATAAGGACTACCGTAGTATGGTAGAGCAATGGGCTGAACACCAGCATAGAGTTGACGTTGAGCGTTTTAGAATGGATGAGCTTGAGGAGAGAGGTTTCCGTGATATGTTAATTACTGACCGTGAGTTCTGGCACTTTAAGATGCTTGAGGATGACTATGATGTAGAATTATGGAACCCTGTTCTTACATTCTATCAGAAGTCACCTGATACTCGTTATATATCACAAGCTCAGTGGGCAGGTAAGTTTGATATGATGACTGTATCTGATGTTATTGATAAGTATGGCTGGTTAATGACAGAGGATCAAATGAAAGCTCTTGAGCTTATTTATCCTGTACGTTCTGCTGGTTATCCTATTCAAGGTTATCAGAATGATGGATCTTACTATGATGCTACAAAGTCTCACGAGTGGAATACTAAAATGCCATCATTAGGTTATCGTCAGTTTACCTCTATGTGGGATAATGCTTACTACGGAGGTGATATAGTAAACTGGATTATGATGAGCAGTGAAGACTACTTTGATTTAGGTATGAGTAATATGTTACGTGTTACTACAGTTTACTGGAAATCACAGCGCAGGATTGGTCACTTAACTCGCATATCAGATAATGGTAATGTATCTCAGGATATAATTGATGAAACATATGTGGTTGTAGATAAACCTGTTTATAATACAAATATTCTTAAAAATAAAAGTAAGGATAACTTAGTATTTGGTGAGCATATAGATTGGATCTGGATTAATGAGGTATGGGGTGGAGTTAAGATTGGACCAAACCGTCCTACATTCTGGGGAAGTAATAACCCGGGAGGTATCAACCCTATCTACTTAGGAATCAATCAGAACTTAATTAACCCGCTTAAGTTTCAATTCAAGGGTGATAACTCAATGTATGGTTGTAAACTTCCTATAGAAGGTGCTGTATTTACAGACCGTAATACAAGATCTACAGCTCTTATTGACTTAATGAAACCATTCCAGATTGGATACAACATTGTAAATAATCAGATTGCGGATATACTTGTAGATGAATTAGGAACTGTAATCCTACTTGACCAGAATGCTTTACCTAGACACTCATTAGGAGAAGACTGGGGAAAGAACAACCTAGCCAAGGCGTATGTAGCAATGAAGAACTTCCAGATGTTACCATTGGATACTTCTATTACTAATACAGAGAATGCACTTGCTTTCCAACACTATCAGAAACTTGACCTTGAGCAGACTAACCGTTTGATGTCTCGTATTCAGTTAGCTAATTATTTTAAGCAACAAGCATTTGAAGTAATAGGTATTACACCACAGCGTCTGGGTCAGCAGCTAGGACAAACTAATACAGCTACTGGAATTGAACAAGCGGTAAGCGCTTCTTATGCACAAACTGAAACTTACTTTATACAACACTGTGATTATTTGATGCCTCGCGTGCACCAGATGCGCACAGACTTAGCACAGTATTATCAGTCAACCAAGCCATCCGCAAGATTACAATACATCACTTCAATGGATGAGCGTAAGAACTTTGAGATAAATGGTACTGAGTTGTTACTAAGAGACCTTAATATATTCTGCACTACTAAAGCTAATCATAGAGCTACGCTAGAACAGCTTAAGCAAATGGCTATTCAGAATAATACAACAGGTGCATCTATCTATGATATAGGTAATGTAATGCGTTCTGAATCTATTGCTGAAGTATCTACTATTCTTAAAGCATCTGAAGCTAAGCAACAAGCTCAGAAACAAGCTGAAATGCAACAACAACAGCAGATGCAAGAACAACAGTTACAAGCTAAAGCTGAAGAACAACGTCAGAAACTTGAGTTTGAAGCTGCTGAGAATCAGAAAGATAGAGAATCTAGAATTCTTGAAGCTCAAATTAGATCTGCTGGTTATGGTGCAATGCAAGACGTTAATCAGAACCAAGAGAGTGACTACATTGATTACTTGGACAGAATGGAGAAAAGTGATCAGTATGCTCAAACTATGAATCTAAATAGAGAGAAAGAGACAGTTAAGCAAATGGAGCACAGAGATAAGATGAATATTGAGCAGCAAAAACTTAATACTCAACGTGAAATAGCACAGACTCAATTGCAGATTGCACGTGAGAATAAGAATAAATTTGACAAAGGAGGTGAGAAGAAAGATAAAAAGAAATAAGGTTTAGCCATATAATGCGCAATAATAATTTTATAATGCTAATCTTTAAAGTTTAAACTCATACTTTTACGTATATTAATAGTGTAGACTAAAAAAACCAACACAATGGCTACTGAAGAAAAAAACCAAGAAACCACCTCTATTGAACAAGTAGAGATGAACCTAGATGAAATTCTAGGAACCCCGGGTGCAGAAAACGTTATGCTCCCTGAGACAGAAAAGAAACCTAATGTATTTACAAAGGAATCTATTGATATGTCTTTCCTTGAAAATGACACTGATGAAGAAGGCTCAGAGTCAGATGATAATAAACCTGATGAAGTAAAGACTGCTAACGCTATCAAAGAACTTGATCAAGAATTTTTAGGTCAGCCTAATCCTGATGAGGATGATTCTGATTCTAAAAAGGCTGGTGGAAGACCAAAGCTTGATAAGAGCGGTACTAGTGAACTATTCAAGAAGCTTATTGACAAAGGACAGATTGTACCCTTTGATGATGATAAGCCTTTAGAAGAATACACTATAAAGGATTTTGAAGAACTCATGGAAGCCAATATGGCTGAAAGAGAGAACAAGATCCGTCAGACTACTCCTGTTGAATTCTTTGATGCTCTTCCAGAAGAACTGCAAGTTGCTGCTAAGTATGTAGCAGACGGTGGAGAAGATCTTAAAGGTTTGTTCCGTATTTTATCTGAGGTTGAAGAACACCGTCAGTTAAATCCTAAGGATAGCAAAGACCAAGAGCAAATTGTACGTGAGTACTTAAGAGCTACAAGCTTTGGTAATGATGAGGAAATTGATGAAGAGATCTACAGCTGGAAAGACAGAGGTGACTTAGAGGCTAAAGCTCTTAAGTTCAAACCAAAGTTAGATAAGATGCAAGAACAAGTTGTTAGTAAGAAGCTTGCTCAACAAGAGAACATGCGCAAGCAACAACAACAAGCAGCTAACGCTTACATGCAAAATGTATATAATACATTAAACACAGGTGAGGTTAACGGGATCAAGTTGGACAAAAAGGTTCAAGGTATGTTATATACCGGACTTGTACAACCTAGCTACCCGTCTATTTCAGGTAAGCAAACAAACATGTTAGGTCATCTATTGGAGAAATACCAGTATGTTGAACCAAGACATGACCTAATTGCGGAGGCTCTTTGGTTACTAGCTGATCCAGATGGATATAAAGCTAAGATTAAAGACCAAGGTAAAAATGCTGCTGTTGAGAAAACTGTACGTCAACTTAAGACTGAACAAGCTAAGATGTCTACAAGCTCACCAGTAGTAGAACAAGAAGAAACAACACAAAGAAAGATTCCACGTAGTGGCACCTTCTTTAAACGATAAATTAACTTAACCCTTAAATAAATAAAAAAAACATGGCAACTCCAGTTTTAAACAATGGTATATTTCTACGAGATACCAACTACGCAGCTAGTTCACACGTAGATTCTTACCACTTGGTTAACATGCTCAAGAACGCTGAACCTATGGATTTAGGACCAGTGGATCTTTGGGCAATGGCGCAAAAGGTAGAAATGCCTTTGTACCAAATGTCTAGCTTTGGTGGAAAGAACGTAATTAATGTTGACAATGCTCGTGGAGAGTACAAATGGCAAACGCCAATTGTAATGGATCTTCCTTACATTGTTGATGACATTTTAACAGACGGAGACACTCTTGGTGAGGATGGTCAAACATTCCAAATCAAGTTATCACGCAGAGAATTCGGTCATGGTGATATCATCACTTATGACAAGTACAACGGTGCGGAGATGTACATTGTACCAACTGAAGACATTGTTCCTTTAGGAGATGGTTTCTTGTACACTGTACAATTGGTAAACAATGATTCTACTTATGGATTGGATACTAATATCCTTTCTCCTGGTACTAAGATCTTCCGTAAAGGTTCTGCTCGTGGTGAGTATGGAGAGCGTTTCTCTGACATCATCACTGCAACAGGATACCGCGAGTATTACAACTTCGTAGGTGGTGCTGAAGCTCACGTTCACTACTCTATCTCATCTCGTGCAGACTTGATGATCAAAGGTGGAATGAACGCTGATGGTACTGTTCCAGTAGTAGAGATCTGGCGTAACTTTGACAAATCTTCTGATCCAG